TGCATACCATGATTTTTCTTTTCTTAATTTAGACCAATTTTCATTTATTAAATTAGAATCAATCTTAATTCTACCATCAATATTATGGTCAAATTTAGTATTGGGTGTTATTGCATAACCTTTAGCACCATCCTCGTACCAACCTCCCATACCTTGATTAACCCAACCACCACGAACACATTTTTTCCAATATAATATTCCTCTTAATTTACCTTTGTTTTTACCTCTACTTTTAATGCCAACAAATTTTACAATTTCATCAAAAGTAAAACCTGTAAGCATTTGTAAATAGTTAAAACCAAAATCAGTATCTAATCTTGAATATTTATCTTCAATAATTGCTTTACTCATTATTGAGCCACCCTTCTTTTAAAATGTCCGATAAAAAAACCATTTTGATAATGAAAATCAAAAGAAGTAAAACCATTGTTCTCTAGCTTTGCTACTTTGTTTTCATATTTATTCATACCTGCTACTGTTCTATGGTCAGCCATAAGATAAACTGTACCCTCAACAGATTTTAAAAAGTTTTTGTTAAGATTAACTTCATTCAATAAATCAACTTTATATTTACTTCTACCTTCGTTCATAGTTTCAACCATCATACTATCTCCATTGTTAAAAGTGGTCGTAATGAGAGCAGGGTGGGTTAGAAAATGGTCGTAAATAGTTGCATTTTCTTTCCTACCCTTGTAAAAAATTTCCCAATTTTTCTTGTTATTTCTCATTATTTCTTTAATACTACCTTATGACACCTAGTATATCAAGAAAAAAGTATACCTAATTTACCCTAGAAATCAGCCATTTTTTAATTTTTTTTTATAGAGTGGTCACAAAATGGTCAGAAAATATTTTATTCTGGCAATCCATTAATCATTTTTTCTACTTCATCTTGATTAGTATGAACATAACCAAGTGCCACTTTAGAACTTTTCCAACCAACAGCAGTCATTAAACCTTGTAGTGAATTTTTTTGTCCTAACCAACTTGCGTGAGTATGTCTACAAGCATGACGATTTTTATATGTAACTCCTGCTTGTTGGCACATAGTCCACCATCTCGTAGGAATTCCAGATGGATTGTTTTGTCTATCGTGCAAATCATTCCATTCAAATAATTTATCTTCTCTGAAATTTATTCTATCCAGGTATTTTCTTATCTTAGGATGTATTGGTTTTGTTATCCATTCTTGCGTTTTGAACATCCAAATATTAAATTTATTTTTTTCTAAATCAATCATTGGTCTGTCGTTTAATGGATTTTTTTCTATCCAACTCATGTTCAGAGCTTCTGATATCCGGCAACCAACATAAATTAAAAACAAGAATAAAAATTTAATATGCTCGTCAGTACATTTTTCTTCAATTGCTCGTACATCAGCTAAACTAAATATTTCTTTTTGTCTTGCTCTTGCATTTAATACTTCAAAGTTCTCAATCGTTGGATCATTACACCAACCTTGTTTTGCTCCGTAGTGCAGCACTTTTGATATAGGTAATACAAAGCCAGTATTTGCCGTATTATTTTTTGCTGATGCTAACTGTCGTTCTGCATAACTAAGATCTCTTAGTTTTTTACCCTTCCATTGTTTTAAAACTGGATACATTTCGTAGGCTTTTCTGAATATTAAATCATCATTAAATTCTTTTAACTCAAAATCGCCAACCATTTTTCTTACTCTGTTAAATATTGACATTCTTTTAGATGATGGGCAATGTTTAGGATTGTCCAACATTTTATCAAAGCATTCTCCCCATGTCATATTATGGGTAGATAAAATAGAATTTTTTATTTCCTCTTGTCTGTTCTCACAAATCCAAGTAGCTTCTGATTTACTTGTCGTACCAGTAGACTCTTTATGAACTGTAATTATTTGTCTGCCGACTCTGACAGTACCTCTAATTTGCCAGAACTTGCTTTCTTTTCTTTTGAATAGGGTAAGCATAATTGTTTAATCTCCTCAATGTCATTGTAGGTAAAAAACTGCTTTTTACCTATATAACGAGATAAACAAGAAATATTGGGATGCTGTATAAATAATTCATTCAATCTCGTTTGTAAAGTCCTAGTTGATATTCCGAACAAATTAGCCAAATCTTTACGATAATATACTGGCTCTAGTGGTTTTCTCTCTGCTGACATTAGTATTCTCCTCTCACGATATCTTGGTTTTCTTCTTCGTTTCTGGCTTCATTTAAAATTTTTTTTCTATAATTATCTAGTTCTTTGCGTTCATCTGGTGTTGTTGTACTTTTTGGATGAAACAAAGCAGTATTTTCTGGTAATCGTTTAAGATGTAGCTTCTCTTCTATTTCTTTGTATTTCTCTTCATCTTTTCGTTGATGTCCAACTTTAAGCATTTGGTAGAATTTATTAGCGACACAAAGATCATGGCTATTATCCGTAAAAACAACTGCCCAAAGACGTACTTCTGTTCCAGATGGTGTGTTAGCTGTCCAACGTTTAAATTGGTACACAGTATTATTGTAACCTTTAGATAAATATTCTTCCATCTTAGCTTTACCAAGAATACGTTTATCTTCATCTTCAAAGTGCAACTCCCACAATGGTTGCTCAAACAATTCAGACTTAGGATTAGTTCCACCTTGATCTAATTGCACAATATTAATTATATTTTTACTCATTATAACTTCCTTTTAAATTTTTCATTGGCTGTAAATAGTTTTGAGGAACAAACCAAGCGTGTCCATAGTTCCCATAATTTTTGTAAAATTGATTTTGTTTTCCTTGTTTACCTTTGATCCAACCTTTAATAAAATATTTAGGAAATAGACCTGTTACTAAAATATAAATTCTATCCTCTGGATCATTGTTTCTAATAATTAAATCCCAATCATCTTTTGATCGTGTTCTTACTTCCCATCCATTGCACAAATCTCCATCAGATTTGAAAGTGTTTACACTTCCTCCCCAATATGCATTCATATATTTACTAACAGCTAGTTCTCCACAAGCACCTTCAATATGTATAGTCCAAGTTTTATCTTTACCAAATGCTGTTTTTCTTCCATCTAAAATTGCTTCAATATTTCTTTGAATACCTACAAGACTAGCTTGAAAACCCTCGCTTTTGGATAATTCTATCATATTATTCATTATGTATGTAAACTCCCAAGTTTCATTTCTGCTCTGGCTGTAGCATTGGCATCTGCCATAAGTTCTATTTTTGTTGTAATACGATCAAGTTGTGCAAACATTTCATCCATTAGTTTCTCAGCTTGTTCTAAGTTACTATTAACTTCTGTCACTTCTGGATCTATTCTTGCTTTTGCTTTTGCATCTTCAACACTATGTTTTTCATTAGATAAAAAACGATAATGTAAATATCTTGCTTTTTCTTTTTCATCTTTAATTCTAGTAAGCTGATTAAACATTCTTTTAGCTTCTCTATAACTAACAATTGCTTTCATTTTTGTTTCAGCAATTGCATGAGGATCGTATTTATTAAAACTATTATCCATCCACTTCACTTTCCAATTTGTCGGCAATGTTTCGCAAATTAATTATCCTGGCTTTCATGTTAAAATTTTTATCTTTGTGGCATTTGTCGTGGCAGCTACGACAAAGACAAATCAAATTTTCTATATAATCTTTACATTTACTTCCACCGGATTGCTTGGCTGATAAATGATGAACGTCTGTTCCATACCAACTATTACAAACAGCACATTGAAAAGTTTGTGCTATTGTTAATTCTGGCAACCAAAAATCATCAAATATTTTTAAATGTTTTTTCATTTATATAATTTGTCTCCAATGCCCCAAATCATAATGGCAATAAAAATTAATACTGCTAATTGCAAAATCTCTAAAACAATCTCAATCATTTTTGTTAATCATTTTGTTTATAGTTTCATTTGTTTCTGGAGTAACTTTTCCTAAATGATGCAAAACGTTAGCATGAGTTTTATTAATAGAATCAGCTATTTGATAAACAGATTTACCAAGAACTTTATAAGCAATACTAATATATTCTTTTCTAGCTTTAACGTACTCTGCACTTTTGTTAATTCCTTCAAGATTTTTAATTTCTATTCCATATTTTTCACAAACTAAAAATTTTAATTTTTTCATGCTTGATATTTTTTTTACATGAAGAGGTTGAGACTCTTTAAAAATAGGATTTTCACAAATCTTTTTTAAAATCCTAACCTCTTCTTTTGTAAATTGTTCAAACATTAAAAAGGAATATCCTCATCTGGAGCATTGTTTCCTTCTACTGCTGCATTACTCTTAGGTTTAAAATTATTTTCAACACAGTACCACTTGCCTTGTTTAGAAACTAAAACATCAATGTTAATCCATTCTTCATCTTTGTTTTCTAATTTCTTTTTGTACCAATTCGTAAATTGATCTTTCTTTTTTGATAGCTGACATTTAACAAAATCAACTTTGCCTTCTTTTGGATATAATCCTTCAACTAATTTTTTTTCTTCGCTCATATATCTCCTAGTTTCTTTTTCTTCTGGCTAGTATTTGGTTGCTCTAACGCATCTAAATCATCTTGTTCTCCGGTACTTAACTGGAACAGAGAACGCATAAATTGTTTCAACGCATAAGATTGGGCAGTACCCATTGCTGTTCCATTACCAAATGGTACGACAATATGTTTAGTTGTTGGAAAATCCCAAGTATCTCCGTCTTTGTGAACTAAGATATATTGATAAACAACTGTTAAGTTTTTTCCAGATGGACTAATCTCACTAGATTGTTCATGTGGTACGATTATTAATCCTGCGTCAGCACAAACAGGATGTACTTGTTTTAAAAAACCATCAATGCTTGTGTATTTATATTTTTGAAATTTATTTTCAGCATCGTGTTCTAATGGCTTTTGTAATTTAAGCATTATTTCATTAATTGCTGTGGCTATATTTTTAGGCATAGGGTTAATAAAATTTTTATTAATTTTATTAGTGTTTTTATTTTCTAATTCATCTTTTAATCCTAATTTTTCTGCAATTTTTTCTCCCACTTGATTTTGTGCTTTTATTACATCTTCATCAAATGCATGATATTTTGGCATTATTTTTTTCCTTTCAATATTTTGTTAAGGTCTTTATCTAAATCAAATGCTTTTCTAAGAAGTGTAAATTGCTTTAGACCAACAGCAAGATCATCTTTAAAAAATTTCTTTATTTCAGTTTCATCATCATCTTTAGGAAATCTAACAATGACTGCTCTATCTATTTCTATGCCATCATTTTCTTTTATTAGTGCAGCATAGCAAGAGAGTTGAATAAGCATATCAGAATAAACAGCTTTAGAAGTTTTAAAATCAACTAAAATTGTTTCATCTTTATTTTTTTCAACATTAAATTTTCTTATTAATAAATCTGGACAGCCACCAACATTTAATTTCTTGCTTGTATATTTTTTCTCAGTCCAAATTACTTCACAATCTAAACTATCCCACCACTCAACAAATTGTTGAAAGCAATGAATGGCAATAGGATCGTCTGGTAACTCATAATCTTTTTCTAATATATAAAGTTCAGCTAAATCATGTAATGATGTTCCAGTATTTCCTGCTTTTTTTAATTCATCAAAATAATTTAATCCTTGTAAACCTAATTGGTTAGACCAAATAATTAATCCAGTAGCATTTTTAAAGCGACCAATTATGGTTGTTACACTTGGTAACTTTTTACCTTGTAATTCGTATTTACCTGTTGGCATTTATTTCTATTAAGTGTTCATCAGCTTCCCAACTGACTTTTATAAATTTTTTATTGTTCTTGTAGATTATGCAAGGTGCAGATTTATTTAAAACGAAAGGAGGAAAATAGAAATCCACACCAAGCATTTTTTTTATAAAATTAAACAGGGAGAGGGATCTCCATGATAATTCCATAAAAGCAGTACAGCATGATAATTGCCCATAATGACACGAAAGCAATTCCATACCAAAATTGTTTACCCCTTAACATTTGTCCTCAACAGACTTCATATGAACTGTAAGCAATTTAGATTGTAACCTCGTATAAGTATGAGGTTGAACTTTTTTTAAAACAGTTGTCGGTTTCCTCAACAACAGTTTATAAATAATTTTGAAAGGGTTAAACATACAACAACCTTTTCTCTGGTGTAATGGTGGCACTTGCTCAACCAAATGCCACCTAGCCAGTTATTATTCATCACATAAGGAGCAACTTATGTAATATTAGGTTATTTAATGAAAGTTTTGGAAAGTGTCAACAAAAGTTTACAATGTAAACTAAATTATTATATATCTGTAATTTCAAAGTCTGCAGAACGAAAATTCATTGATATTGTTGGGTATATCTTCTTATAATTACGATTATTTTTTTCACC